CGCGCAGATCCTGCAAGCGCGGCAGGCGGTGGTGCAGGTCTCGCAGCGCGGTCTGGGCCTGCGCGAGGGTGATGGCCTTCGCCTGGTTGGGCAGCCACACAGCCTCGACAGCGATCGCGCTGATCGTTTCAAACGCGTCGCGCAGAACGGGACAGTTCGTGGGAAGAAGCGTGAGGTTCGCGGTCATCGGCGGGCCTGTTTGAATTGGGTGTCGGTGTTGACGAACGCGCCTGCGAGCGGCGCTATCTGGGGCGCCTGCTCGGCGCCAGCGGAGCGAAGGGGGAAGGGCGCGGCATGGCGATAGCGCCGGTTCGGGTCGGAGGCGAACCGGCCGGCGTCGATGCGAATCACCTGGTACTCAGGGAAAGCCTCATCAGGAAGCACTTCGCGTGCTTCCTCGATCAGCGCGACAAAGCGCGCCTGCCACTCGATCGGCATCGACTGCAGGGTGCGTCGCGGCACCACGTGATAGGCGGCGCGGCTGAGGCCGAAGGCGTGCCAGACGGGGCCATCGGAATAGGTACTGCCGGGCCTGCCGGGTTCGGTGGCGGTCGCGGCGTGGGATTTGCTGCTCATGCGTGCCTCAGTCCATCTCATGGGCTGCCATGCGCTCTGCATAGCTGCCGTGGTTGGCGGCGTGCCGGCTCATCTGCGGGCGAAGTGGGGTGTGCCCAAGCACCTCGATGTGTCCGCCCGCTGCGAGGAAGGCGTCCAGGTCGTCGGCTAACTGCTGCCGGTCGAGTTCCCTGTGACGAATCGTGGTCGCCGCGTCACTGACGCCGGTGAGCGGACCTACCACGCAGGTCGGTCGTTCACGCGCGGGTGCCGCGCGCAGCGGCGCGATCGCATGTTGCGTGTGGCTGGAGAGGCGCCAGATCCCGCGCACGCCCGAGCGGTGACAGATGGCCTGGCCGCTGCGCGCCAACCCCTTCAACGTGTAGCCGATAGCCTGGTGCGTGCTGTTGATGCGACCAGCGGTCTTGATCTGTTCGACCGTAGCGCCTTGCGGGAACATGGACAGGACCTTGCGCACTTCGGCGGCCCGGCCGATCTGTTGCGGGCGGGCGCTCATGCGCGGGCCTCCGCGAGCATTTCGCGCATTGCCCAGCCGTGGTGCAGGACACGCGATGAGTGGTGAGCAACGGCATCCGGATTGTTGGTCAGGACGAGCGTGTCCTCCAGTGGATACGCGGTGTGGCCGTCCCAGTCGTCCAGTACCTCACGCAGGCCAAAGTGCGTGCGCAGTTCCTGTGCGTTGGAGGTCTTGCCGCAGCGTTGCGGCCCGTAGATGACAACAGAGCGGTTCATGCGGCGATTCCTCGCGTGCGGCGCGTAGCGCGGTTGTTGGGGGAGATCGAACGAACACGCACGCCTTGGCGGTCGAGCCAGCGGTGCGCGGCCTGGGCGGCAAGTCGGTTGAGGGAAAATGAGACGCCGCCGAGGGTGAGCGAGTGGTGCGATACCCCCACGCTCCGGCTGGCGCTGGCGGCGACCTTCAGGAGCGACTCGCGCGGCGCGGCGGTGTAGAGGCCGGCCCATAGCCAGCCCTGGCAGACCATCAATACGAGTGACTCGCCCTGATGGCCGGTGGCGAATTGCTGCTCCACTGGCAGAGTGGGTTGCACGCTCATGCCGTCATTGCCAGGTCGCGGGCCTTGGCGATTTCTGCCTCGGCGGCGGCGATGCCGGTGGCGGTCAAGGTCGCCTTACGCGGCAGCTGCGGGTCGTCGTACCTGATCAGGACGCGCTCATCCAGCCAGTTCATGACGCGGCGCGTGAAAAGCTTCTCGGGGTGGTTGCGGGGCGCGAATCCGTTGGCGGTGCGGTGGAGGCTGAGGTCGGAAGCGCCATGCGCTGCGAGCAACGCGGCTTTTTCCTTCGGCTTGAGTGGAGCGGACATGGGTTGTTCTCCTGGTCAGGCAGCGATGGGCGTGGAAGGGGAGTCGGCGGCGATCTCGGCCAGGACCTCGCCGCGATGGCGGGCGAGCAGGGAGATCGGGATGCGAAGGTGCGCGAGGCTTGGGTCCGTCCAGCGCAGCTCTGCCAGCGCGGCTTTTTCCATCGGTACCGGGCGGGTGGCGAGGCCACACCTATGACATTCGATGTGCAGCAGCGGCGGGCAGGGAGCACCTAGGAGGTGGCCGGTCGGGGCGCCTTCGGTCACGACGATCTGCGGTCGATGGCCTAGCCCGCACAGAGGCACTGAGTCGGGGAGAGGGCGAGCGGTCTGGCGCATGGTCAGCCCCTCACCGAGGTGCTGATCGGCCAGCGTGCTTTGGCTGCATCACGGTCGCCGTGTGCCTGGTGGATCTCGGCGATACGCAGTGGCACGACAACTGCCGCCACCAGCGCGACGGCTGCCCATGCAAGGCGGAGGCGGCGGGTCATGCAGCGCCTCCTTTGGCACGGGCGAGCGCGGCATCGAAGGCGACCAACGACTCTTCGCACGCTCGGGCGAGCCGCGAGCGATTGATCAGGCTGTTGTCGACGCCCAGTGCCCGGAACGCAGTGGTCAGGCGGTCGCCCTGCACGACCAATTCCGAAAGCAGGGCATGTGCCTTGCGCAGATCGGCGGATTGCTTCTTCAACATGGATTCGCCAACGCGAATCATGAAGTCCGGCGTGGCAGCTGCAACGGCGCCGAACTCGGCGTTTGTCCCTGCAATGCGTTCCAGGGTTGCCAGCGCGGTTTCGGCGGCGCTCATGCCCGCACCTCAGCCGACAGGTCGCGCGAGCAGGCCTCCAGGCGGAGGCTGGCGACGCCCATGCGCCGGGAGCGGCGCCGCTGGTTGCGGTTGTGTTCGCCCTTGCTGCGAACCCAAAGGGTCCGGGCGGTGCTGTGATCGCGGGCTGCCACGGCCCGCAGGGCCTTCACGGCCAACAGCGGCAGCAGGCAGGGGCTTGGATCGGCGTAGCGATGGGACATGGCGCGCTCCTGTTCGAAGGAGGGCGCCGGCGGGTCAGGTGCCGAGGGGGCGGCTATTGCCGGCGAGGGGAGGGGCCGGCAGGGTGGCGACCCGCCGGTCGCCCGCCGGCTGATGGCCGGCGGGAGAATTTATCCCACAGCTAAATTCTGATTGCAATAGCTGATAGCTAAATTGTGGCGCGGGGCTGAAAATAAGCCGGTCTCGCCTGATAATTCCTAGGCATACAGGGGCCATGGAGGCTGACATGTGGAGCAGGTTGATGGTGCTAGGGGTTGCGCTTGCGTGCGCGCCATGGGCTTCGGCCGAGGTGTTCAAGTGCAAAGGGAGGAGTGGCGAGACGGTCTACTCGCAGGCGCCATGTTCCGCAGATGCGGCCCCAATGAAGCTGCGGTCGAACCGCGCTGCCACGGAGAGTTCGGGCGAGGCTGCAAATCGCGCGGCGGTGTACCAAACGACAGAGCTTGCTGATGCAGGCATCGCCGAGCGCAACTGTGTGTCCTCGGAGCAGAGCAGGATCTACGGCCCGGTCAGCGCCCGGGGGCAGGATGTGTCGCGTCAGATCGCCGCGCTGAACCGTGAACTTGCTACGGCAAGGAACAACCTTGCCGGCGCCACTTATGCGTCTGGTATACGGTCTCAGATTGCTAGCTTGCAGCAGGCCCAGACCGCTGACAGGATTTCTGCGGACAGCCAGATGGCCGAGGCAAGGAAGCGGTGCGGTGACGCTCGGGCTGAGCGAGAGCGAGCAACGCGGGAAAAATATTCGGGTGCCAGCACGCCGTAAGTGTGGGCGCTTTGCGCGCCCACTTGCTCTGGTTCAGGGTCACGCGTCCTGGATGGAAATGTCCCGGATGAAGCCAGCCTCATCCAGCGGAACTCCGTCCATGCAGCATTCCCTCGCGGCTTCCATTTCTCGGTGCAGACGCGCCAGCGCGTCGTTTTCAAGGCAGTCGATGCCTGGCGTGTTGAACGTTGCCTGATCGATCAAGCAAGCCAGGTTGTAGTGATCGCGGAGCCAGCGGATACGCCGGAGGATGCTGTCTCGCGTCACGCCATCGATGGTCGATGGCCTAGGGTTCTCGACCAGACGCAGCTTGGGCCTTTGCCCATCACGCCTTGCGACGCGCTGAGCGATCACCTGGGCCAATGCTTCGAGTGTCCCCGCGGCTGGGGGCTCCTTCTTCTGCTTCTCCATCCTTCTCCCTGAGCCTTTGCGCAAGCGCCTTGCTGAAGTCGATCAGGTTGTCGGGCGTTACCGTTGCCTCACCTCGCTGATAGAGGTACTCGTAGGCATAAGCCAGTGGTGTACCGTCTTCTTCATTGCTGAAGTCATCAATTCCGAGGTTGGCGAAGGTCAGCCTCACAAGCCTAATCGCGGAGGCGATGATCTCAGGGTCGATTCGCAGATCCTGAGAACCAGCAGCGGCCCCAGCACCAGCGTCGTCGTCGGACCTCGGCTGGTCCAGCCAGCCATGGGATAGCCCGGCCGCGCGTTCGATCTTGCGCGCAACGTCATCCCCCATCTTCTTGCCGTTCAATAGCTGGTTCAGATAGGAAGGCGCCATGTCCAGGTGGATGGCGATCGCTTTCTGCGTCCCCAACTGGGGTTTTAGCGTGGCGACCAGGGCCTGGAGGTTGAGGTGTCTGGCGGTGATGGCATCCATACGCCAAGCGTAGCTAGTAGCTAAACAGGGAAGTTGCGCTGAGCGCTTGACAATGAGGTTTAGCTCCGGGCTAAATAATGCCCCTATGGACCTACTCACCTTCATTTCGGACCCCGAACGTAAGCGGCGCCTCGCTGCCTTGACCGGCAGTTCTGAGGGATACCTGTGGCAGTGCGCGACCGGATGGAGGAACAAGAAGCCCAGCCCGGTCTTGGCGCGAAAGATTCAGCTGGCATCGGTCGAGATCGGTGTCGCGCTGGGTTGCGAGCCGTTGGCGCTCGCCGCAATCCGTCCCGACATTTGGCCGGCTGAAACTGCATGACCGCGTCGGCAGACATGAGCCAGGTTTGCGGGCGCAAACAGCACCGCTACTACTCCGCCGACGCCTGCTGCGGCGTCATAGGTGCGGACAGCGGTGAAGCGCATGCGCTGCGGGAAACTGATGATCTCTGCCATGCGGTCAATGTTGTCCCCGCCGCAGTCAGCTTTTCCACGATGATCGATGGCGCATTTCAGGGGGGCGCATGACGTGCCGTCGCTCTGACCTCTATTGGCGGGACGCGCTGCACAACGCAGTGACCCGTGCTCCTGGGGGGCTGCAGGACGCGGCCGCGCACATTAGCAAGCGCCGTGGCAAGTCGATCTCGGCGGAAACGCTGAGGAAGAAGCTCAGGGGCGTCGATGGCGAGTCCGTTTCGATGGAGATGGCCGAGATCCTGACGGACTACCTGCAGCTATTCGTCGGTACGCAGGAGATTGCAACTGACTGGGTCTGCTCCCTTGCTGCCCAGTACGACCTGATGGTCGATTACGTACCGCCACCGCCGCAGGGTGGTTGGCCTGACGAGCTGGCCGCGATCCAGGCGAAGCTGCTGGAACTGCACAAGCTGACGGGGGCGTTGGCTGGTGCGGGCATCGACGCGATAGCGGATCAACGCCTGAGCGTTCCCGAGGCAGATCGAATCCAAGACCTTTCGCGCGAGGTGCGCAAGCTCTGCTACCGCTTGGAGCGCAATGCGTGCCGTGCGGCTGGGCAGCTGGGGACGGAGGACTGACGTGGGTACGGACCACGCCCGTCGATCTCGGTATCGAAGGCGTGGAATAGCCAGCGCATCCGCGCGGCGGGCCATGGAGCTTGCCGCACTTGCGTTGACCGATGCAGTGCCAGGGCTAGTGGGTGATGAAGCACTGGCAGAGCGTGAGCGAATTCGCCAAGAGACCGAGCGTAGAGATAGCGCCCAGCGCCAGCTCGATGAAGGAGGTATCCGTTGGGTGTGAATCGATGTCTGCACCAGGCACTGCTGATCGCGCGTCAGCCGCGCGCAGAATGGCGCACACAGATCGACCAGATCGCAGAAGCCTGCCAAGCGCCGGGCGTTTGCACCGGTGGCGTTGGCTGCCGGCAGCGAATTGCCGAGTACCTGCGGGTGCAGTGGTGGATGATTGAGCGTCGCGAATCACAAGCCGCGAGGCGCCGCTGATGGCGAACAGTTCCGTAGACACCGATGCAATACGCGAGTCGGCAAACATCGCCGATGTCATCGGTCGTTACGTCAAGCTGAGGCCAGCCGGTCGCGGGGAGTACAGCGGGCTATGTCCATTTCACGACGAGTCCTCGGCGAGCTTCACTGTCAACGAAGTTAAAGGCTTCTACCACTGCTTCGGCTGCGGCGCGCATGACGACGTGATCGGCTTCCTGGTGCATCACCTGAAGATCGGATTCCTTGACGCATGTGCACAGCTCAGTGGCGGAAAGTTGGGCGTCGCGGCAGAGCGCGAGAAACTCCCGAGCCAAGAGTCTTTGCGGGTGAAGTGGGTGCCCATCCTACCCGTGCCTGATGATGCGCCCGGACTGCTGACTGACAGCGGCTGGACGGTGCCGATCTGGAACGCCAAGCGCGACAAGCTCCGCAGGATGAAGCCGGCCAGGGTGTTTCCCTACCGCAACGGGGAAGGGCAGATCCTTGGGTACGTGCTGCGTTGTGAGTTCATCGACCACGACAGCCGCAAGCTGAAGAAGTGGACGCCCCAAGTGACCTGGTGCGTCGGACCGGCCGGGCAGAAGCAGTGGTGCCTTGAGAGCTTTCCCGGGGCGCGGCCGCTGTATGGGCTGGATGCCCTGGCAGCGAAACCCGACGCGCCGGTGTTGATCCCAGAGGGAGAGAAGTGTCGGGACGTGGGGGCGCGTGCATTCCCCGGCTATGCGGCTATCAGCTGGTCGGGAGGCGGAAAGGCCGTCACGAAAGCGGACTGGTCGCCACTGGCCGGTCGGGATTGCGTGCTCTGGCCCGATGCTGACCTTCCTGGGCGGCAGGCAATGCTGGGGTGGAGGAACGACGCCAACCAGTTCAAGCCGGGGGTCGCCCAGCTGCTCAAGCGTGCAGGGGCGAGATCGATCCGCTTTGTGGATGTGACCGGCCAGCCCGATGGTTGGGACATCGCAGATGCGTTGGAGCGCGACGGCTGGACGCCTCGACAGCTTGCGGCTTGGGCCGCAAACCGCGTGATTGAACTCGACGTGGTGGCTGCCAATGGCGCATGACAGGAGGCTGGAGGAGCGAGTGCTGCACTCCAATGCGAAGCTCGCCAGGGCCTACCGAATCGCGGCCCAGGCAGCCCTAGATAACCCATATGAGCACTCTCGGCGCTTGCGCCTGGAGCGGGCAAGAGAATACCTGCGCCTGGCGCGGGGCTACGAAAAGGCAATGCGGCAATGAGCGTGGGGACAAGGCGCAGGATGACAGTGATCGATGGCGGCGGTGCGCCACCGCCAGGCGGTGGCGGGGTAGACCCCAATGCCTGGAAGGAGCACCTAACCAGAAATCGCGATGGGAATGTCGAAGGCACGCTGCACAACCTGATTCTGATCATGGAGAACGACGATCGGTTGAAGGGGCTGTGGTGGCTCAACGACTCCAGCAACCAGGTGAAGCTGCACCGAGATCCACCATGGACAGGTGGCAGCAGGGACGAGTTCATCGACTCGGATGCCTACGAGCTGGCGGCGTGGTTGCAGCACCCGGATCGCTACTGGATGAAGTGCAGTGATGACCTGGTGTTGAAGGCTGTCATCGCGGTTGCGCGCCGGCACCGCCGTCATCCAATCAAGGACTACCTCGGTGCCCTGCAATGGGATGGCGTCCCGCGCGTCGAGCGCATGCTCGTCGAGCTGTTTGGTGCGGCGGACAATGCCTACAGCCTGCGCGCAGCGCAGTGCTTCATGGTAAGTGCCGTGGCTCGCATCTTGTGGGTAGACGCCAAGCAGCCCAGCGTGGGCGCACAGGTGGATTTCATGCTGGTGCTGGAAGGTGAGCAGGGCAAGCGGAAGTCAAGCGCCCTGCGCGCGATCTTCGGCAGCGAATGGTTTGTCGAGACCAGCGAATCCCCAAGCGGTAAGGACTTCTACCAGGTCATCCAAGGGGCATGGGGCGTCGAGATCGGCGAGATGGACTCCTTCTCGAAGGCCGATGTAACAAGCGTAAAGACCGCCATCACCAGACGCGTGGACAAGTTCCGTGCGCCCTACGAGCGCGTGCCCCGATCCTACCGCCGCGAATGCGTGTTCGCCGGCACCACGAACGAGCATCAGTACCTACGCGACCCGACCGGTGGGCGGCGCTTCCTCCCCGTGCGAACCGACGGCGACGTGCAGATCGCCGCGATCGCAACGTTGCGCGACCAGCTGTGGGCGGAGGCTGTGACCATGTTCAACGCCGGGTTCGAGTGGTGGGAGCTGCCGGCAGACGCGAAGGAGGAGCAGGCCAGCAGGTATGTGGGCGACAGCTGGGAGGGGCGAGTCGAGCAGTGGCTCGACCTTCGGATGGAGCCGAGCAAGTACCCGACACGACTGGCGATGGCGCCGCAGATCGACTGGGCGACCACCGACAACCTCCTGACGTACGCCATCGGCTTGGACCCTGGCAAGCACGGCAAGCCCGAGCAGATGCGGGTCGCCTCGATCATGAAGACGCTGGGCTGGGAGCAACAGCGCAGGCGCTGGCCCGACGACGGCGGCCGGGAGCCACGGTGGTTCAGGCCTGGCCTCGCAATCGATGACTGGCTGGCAACCGTACAGAGGTCAAGGCAGGAGGCCCCCAGTGGACCTGACTTCTGACCAGACCTCTCCAGCTTCGTCCAGACCCGTCCGAACCACTGACCAGACCTGCCGCCTACTGCGACAGCGCTGTCCTGACCGTCCACACCATTTCTCGCGCGCGTACATGTACCAACAGAACGCCTCAGTTCTCCATTACTCAATTCAAAAAAATAGGTGTGGACGGTATGGACAGTGTGGACAGCG